AATTCACTATCAGATGATTCTCTTTCACTTTTATACTGTTGAATTTGTTTTGCTCTTTTAGTTCTAAATTCTTTATCACTGTTATACTTATTCTTGCGGGAATTGTTATAACATTCTTTACATACTTTCCTTTGAGAGTAGAAAGAAGATAAAGATTTATATTCAGAACATTTAGAGCACTGCCTCATTATCTGATGGGATGAACGTACACTTTTATTTATAAAAGTGTTTCCTTCAGTCGTTCCTTCAGTCGTTTGCGTCTATGTCACACTTCTTTTCTGTAACTTGCTTCAACTCCCAAATCAAATCATTTCTTATCTGTGGAGATAATTGTGCATGATTTTTGATTCTAGAAACAAGCAATTGTGCTTGCAAACAAGTTAATAAAAGTGCTTCCATAGATGAACGATCCGTTCCGCGACTTACTTGCGTTCCTCATAAGAGGAATGAACGATGAGTCTATCATAGACTCTCTTCAATATCTATGCAAGTTTTTTTGTAACATGTGTTACAGTTTTATATTGTTTTAAGGATATCAGCAGAACCAAGAAAGTTACCTGCTAGCCTTCTTAACTCTGAGAGGTATCTAGAAGCGTCTCCAGCACACTTGTAATCTCCGTATAGTCCTTCTATGTTTCTTGCGCGATCTAATGCCTCATAGAGGTGTGCAATGGTATCTGTATCAACGGTTCCTTTCAGAACCTCTGGTAAATTATCAACTAAAATCCCCATACGAGCACATGCCGTATGGGGATAAACATCCTCTTCAAGATTGTCTGCAACTTCAATAATAAGATTTCCAACATCCACCAAAAAAGATGCAACTTTTTCTTTCTTTTTTTGAAATAATGCCAATGAAGAAAAAATAATTCCAACGAATACTTGGAGAGATTCTATCATTAGAGAATTTATTAGTTTATATGTATATGTAGAATTTCTAAAATTTTACTATCTCTTAATATAAGTTAATTGATGTTTTGTTGCTTTAAGTTGTTCAATAATAATATCACATCCTATTTTTGGTTCACAGTTACCACAAGTATACACATCAACAGCAGCATTACCTATTTCTGGCCAAGTATGAATACTAATATGACTTTCTGACAAGAGACAAATTGCAGTGACTCCTTGTGGATAAAACTTTTTTGATATTGATTGTATAATATTTGCTCCACTTACTACAGCAGCATTCTCTATTAAATCTACAAGAAAATACTCATCATCCAAAAGGATCGATGAGCATCCATAAAGATTTAATAGGTAATGATCTCCCATTAGAGTGGGTTCTCCTCTGCTTCTTTAATTAGCGAACTTACAAAATTTTCAGTACCATCCATTGTCTTAACTGCATAAAGTGAAGACTTTTGGTACTTTTTAATTTTTTTATACTTTTTAAGAAGTTTATCAATATCTGCCTTAGGCATCTCAACTTCTACATCAAATCCTTTACTCATCTTTTTTTCTTTTTCTCTGGTGGTTTATATCCCCACATTTTGGGGTTTACTGCTCCATATCCAAAATCAATTTTCCGAACTGCTCCAGGCCCATATTTGTCATAATACATATCAAAAAGATTTACGACTTTTCTACAACGAGTTAAATCTATAAAAGTTTCTCCATCCACAACGTATGTGATAATTCTCGCATCTGTAGGAAAAGATTTATCTTTTGTTTGTTCTAAAGTAGTTTTTTCTAAAAGAATTTCACAACCATATTCAGAAGGAACGAATTGTTGTTCTTTTTTTTCTTCCACAAATTGCTCCTCCTGAATAGTTTTTGCATTATCATATACTTCTCTCACGAACGTCCGCCCCACTGAATATCAGAATAAGATTCTTTTACAACATCAAAAGTTATTTTTGAGTATTGCTCTTGAAGTCTTTTATCTTTTGTAAGAATAAGAATCTCTGCTTCTTTGGGATGAAGTCCTTGCAAAAGATTAATAAACATCATCTCTCTTCTGATTGTTGTAAGTCCATCATTGCCACCTTTTACAAAATGATAAAGATTTTGATATTCTCTGCGAAGGGAAACCCTTCCTCTACCATCAAGATCTTGTCCTGTTGCAGATTCTCCTCCAGAAGCTTCTTTGGAAAGATTATCTGACAAATCACCAGAATAAACATTCTGATCATTGATTTCACCATAAGGAACAGGCCCTTCTGGAAGCATTGAAATTACAGTTTCATCAAAATTCCAAATGAAAATTGTTTTCAATGCATTATTTTCATATTTTTGAAGAGTTTCAATTCGTTTGTCTTTAGTTCTTTGACTATTTGCAAGATCAAGAATTTCAAAAATAAACGGATTAGGTGGAAGTTCAACTACTTTTTGTGGAGTAGTTTTTCTTCTAGTTGTCGTTCTCTTCTTCGTCGTCGTAGTCGTCATAATCGTTTTCAAACCTCACGGCTAAAATTTCGTCTGGTATAATATTTCCATCTTGATCAAACATCTCTGGATGCGTATATATCGGTTGTGTTTGGTAAAAATGTTCTTTTGCCAACCATCCTAACATACCACCAACAAAAAAGAATATGATAGAAATTAGTGTTCCGATGGTAAGAGTTACTGCTAACATTTTTTTTCTCCAGAGAGTTTACTTTTCTTGATGTCCAAGTGAAAATCAAGATTAAAATGAAATTCTCTGCGAAAAAGAGAGATCATTTTACCAAACTTCACTTGGAAAGTTTTTGGTTGTGAATCCCTCCTTTTATTCCTTAGTAGTAATTCAACACCCCGATTAATTTGGAGTTCATTTTTATTTAGATTGCTTTTTTCTTCTTCCTGGCCTTCTATCATTATCATATCTCCGTGCATCTTCAAGAATATCAAAAAGATAATTTCTTATCTTCCTTGCCTGTGGTTTAGGAATGTGTCCATATGCTTCGCGCAGTTGTCTATGAATATTATCTGCACCACCTTCAAGATATCCATCGAGATCCAAAATAACACTATTAATATTATTTACAGTTGAACTTTCAATAAATTTTTCTATTTCAACTTTTTTTGTGTTGCGAATTTTTAAATACTCATAAAATTTCAAAACAAATTTACCTTGGAATGCATAATCAATGGCCTTTTCGACATCATCATAAACTTCTTGAAAGTGATTATCCATTAAACTACGTTGTTCTCCTTCAAAAATTTAACCGTTTCTGAACATCCGCCAAGATGTTGTTCATCATTTAATACAACTTGTGGAAAAGTAGAACCTTGCCCAAACTGATCATAAAATCCTTCTCGATTAAAATCTACATTGAGTTTATATACAACATGTTCAAGGTTTGCTAATTCTAGCACCTGTTGAATTTTTGTGCAATATGGACAACCGTCTTTTGAGTAAACTGTAAATTTCATAACACTTTATAAAACTCAATATTATATAGTTTTTTCAAAGAAAGAATAGCACAACCAAAGGAAGTTTTGCAAATAGTCTTGCTTCTAGTTCTTCATCATTGGAATAATCATTTTCATGCAACAAAACAAATAAAACTTCATTGGAAGGTAAATATTCTCTTATAAGATAATTTAAAAGTTTTGGTGGAAGTATTGTTTTCTTTATTTGTCTTTTTTCATAGATGTAGTGAATATATTCGTGCTTGATTACAGTATCTTTTGACTGCTTCAAAACTTTTATATTTTCATTACAAGTTGTAATGACTTTTTTACTGACAATATATTCTCCCATCAAGGATTTATTCTCTATACATCTTTGTCCACCATCAATCACGGTTAAACCATTTAACCACAAAAGAAGTGAGAGAAAGATATTCATGTATTTTAGAATACAATTCGAAGGATTATTTTCTATTTATGTGCTATGTAGCATTATTTCTTCTTTGTCGATAAGAATATATGTTTATTGGCTTTGCTGGTTTCATCCACTCTACTATCTTATCAAATTTTTCCTCAGAATAAAAGTCTTGCTGAATATACCACAATTTCCAGTGTTCGTGCCCTTTAGAATGATTACAAGATCGACAACAACATACTACATTATCAGTAGTATCAGATCCTCCAAGTGATCTAGGAGTGACATGATCTAAAGTTAAATTTTCCTCTGATCCACAATAAGCACATTTATAATCCCAACTTTCTTTGATTTGTTTTCTCCATAGTCGTTTTGCTTCCGTTGAACTTGTTGCTTGTAGATTGAACAAGTAGTCTTGAGGCGACTGGAGAGGATCCATAAGTGCTTGCGACTTATAGGTATTTAGTTTTGTGTTAAAGACAACAGAAAAAGAGTGATTCCGAATGCTAAGAGAAATGTGAGAACTGGAAACATAATTTATAACTTTTGATCAAGTGCAAAATCAAGAGCCCTTTTCGCAGTAGGAATTAACTTTATAATATTTTTTGATCTTTTTATATTAAATCCCAATAAATCTGCATCTGGATTTTCTTCTAGTGCATAAGGTTCTATAAAGAACAATCCAGCATGTGCAATACATTTCCATCCAATATTAACAAATCCTAAATTGCGAAGAGCACACTCAAGTTTAAGAGAATGACATCCATCTAAGAAAGTCATATACGGAAAACCGAACTTATTTTTATTTATTCTATACAATAAAAAACCGCCACTGTAAAGAGACGGTAGACAGTTTGTGAAGTGGTTTACTTAGAAAGTTTCTTAGCAACTTTACCTGCAACTTTACCAACAGCACGGGCAGCTTTTACTGCAAGTGATTTTCTTTTACTGGTTGTTTCAGTTGACTCAGATTTCTTTGGTTCTTCTTTCTTTTTAGATTTTAATTTTGGATCTAAACCAAATGCTCTTGGTCTACCCTTGTAAGTATCACTTCCAGTTTGATTATCTCTAATTCTATCCATCGTTCTTGTGATCTTCTGAGACCTTGCATTCATTTTTGATCGTTCCTTAGGACTAGTAAATGTTTTATCAGACATAGTTTTACTCATTTTCACAATTCTACCTGCTCGTTTACGATTCAATTCACCCTGTCTTCCTTGAGCCTGACTTCCAGATACTTTATCTGCTCTATCCATACCAGCAGAAAGTCTATCTTTTTCTCTTTGAATTTTTCTTGATACTTTTTTCTCTGGGAATTGTTTGAATGCTTCATCAAGAATGAAATCAATATCATCTTGATCCAACTCTTCAGACATTAAAACAAGTGCTTCTTCTAATGTATCTACCAGTTCTTCTTCAAAAATATAATCTAAAACAATATCAAAGGTATCAAAATCTCCACACTCTTCATCAAGTTGCTCGCCACCTTCACTATCCTTTCCTTGAAGTTCTTCAGCAAGTTGCTGCTGATTATAAACAACTTCCATATATGCTTCTTGAAGATTGCGAAGTTCTTGTGTGTCCATCTTACTAATACTTTTTAGGTATTTATAAATCTCACCCACACCACCCTCCAGTGTGGGTATGAGAGGCGTGTTTATACTCCCCATAGGTCTCGGTTAATGAGAGTTTGTAAAGAACTGTGAAGTTCCTTAACACATATTTATAATAGCATTGTCAGGAAATGCTGTCAATAGGTGTTTCCACTTATACCAAAACCAATAAATAAAAGATTGAAAAAATAAATATCTAAAACAACTTCAATTTATTGAAGTCAAATGAAAATCGTATTTCTGGCAAGTTTACTTACATTCAGAATACTCACTAACGAGGGACTTATCTGTGAAAAACGATCTCCCAAACCAAAACGACAACCTCCAGAAGTCGCAAGATTCATCAGACGACCAGCAAAAAACGGTAAAAAGAAAAACACCCCTTTTGAATAAACTCATTCTCATTGTAGGGTGTTCTATCGTTTTATTTGTTGGACTCAATTTCGTGAGTTGTAACTTTATGCTTCCAGGAAGCATTCAACATGCAAACTCATTAGGTATACTAAAAAATCCTCCACCAACAGATTGCAAAGAATCTGAAAGAAGAGGATATGAAACTTTATTAACAGTATTAACTACTGTAATTGCTTTGAAAACAAAAATGGAAGATTAACTCATCCAAAGTTTTCCTTCTGCCTTTCTTCTGCGAGCAAGACCTGCCTCCACACTTGTTCCTGGATTGCGATAAAGATATAAAGCTTCTGGAACTTTATTCCACTGCTTATTCTTCAGGACTCTACTAATTGTATTGAATCCAGAAGAACCATAGAATCTTGCACCCAAATTATATGCAAATGAAAGAAGTGCTCCTCTCTGATTTATATTCATCTGATTCCAGTAAGGAATTTCAGTTAATGGTGGAAGAAATTCATTTTTTATTTGAGAGATGAGAAGATTATCAGCAGTTGCTTGATTAATTTTCTGACCCAATTTGAATGGTCTTCCGTTTTCATCTCTTGTGGACCCCCATCCGATTGTGATTGGGAGTCCTCCTGTAAGAGGATCAGGATAAGCTTCTAGATGGCATCCTTCAAACTCTTTGATTAACTCTACTCCTTTTTCGGGTAGATTATATTTACTCGGATTAGAAGTAGAGTTGATTACTTTTTTGTGGGTTCAAAAACTCTTCCCCAACCAGAAGTCGGACCATCAGGAGTCCAACGACGCATCAGTTCTGATCTCTTGTAAATTGCACCTTTACCATTATAAACTGATGATGTATATCCATCATTCAGATTACCATAAGGATCATTTACAACATAATCTCCGGAAGGAGTTTTACCAATGACAACAACCATGTGACCACCAGTTGGATGAGAAAGTGATCCTCGGTGAAGAATACCAATTACAACTGGTCTTCCTGCAGAAAGTTCACGGTCTAAATCTGCAAAAGAAAGACTGTAACTAAAGTGAGACTTAATGCCATATCCATCCAGAACTCTTGTTTGAACAAGATGATCTGTTGTATCTCCAATAGAGAATACTTTTCGGATATATGCATCATCACCTTTAGCACCTTGTAATGTTCCTGGTTTAAAATATTCAAGACACATTGCACAAGCAGAAGAATTACAAGTTCTTTGCGGATCTCTATAATTATCTGTTTGTGGATAATAAGGTACTTCGAGAATATCTGTTTTTGGTTTTTCTACTCTTGTTCTAAAAATCCTTACCCAGTTTGCATCATCATCTACCAATTCAGATGCCATTTTATCAAGATCCAGTTCAAGTTGCTCAACAGCAGCAACATGTTTTGGATTTTTTTCGTCGTAATATTTGAAAAAATTGTGTAAGTCAATTTTCATTTTTATATGATTAGCACAGCAAAGATATTTATAAAAAAGGAGGACTATTTATGTCCTCCTAATGTGTCAAAAAATACCGGGAATAATCTGCCCCGTAAGAGCATATGCCCCAAGAGCAGCAATAACTCCAAGCATTGCAACTCTTCCATTTAGTTTTTCTGCTCGTTCTGCATAAGTAACTTCTTCGTAACGCTTCATGTCTTCCTCCGTAATGTACATTTGTGGTTCTTTGGCGAACATATTTTGGCGTCCACCATCTTCAGTCGTAACAGTCATAAGTTATTAA